CCAGTATTGTCCTGCGACATTCTTTTGGAACTCAATTTCCATCTTTCTTTGTGAGGCTAATCCCCATGCTTTACCTTTAACACATACAAGGTTTCTTGATGCGTTATTGGCTGAAAGAAGTTCGTTGGTGACAATGATGTCGATACCATATAATCTTTCCATTTGTCCTAATCGTGTGACACTAGCGTTTCCGATCTGGGTGTACTCAGATAGGGAGGTTGAGGAAATTAGTGCTTCAAAGGCTCTAGGGCTGATGAAAGCAATCAAGTTACCAGGGGAGGTATCTTGACCTAATTCTTCAAGGTATCTCTTACTAAATGTAAGACCATCCTCGTCTAGTTCTGCGTCTGCATCTTCTTCGGTAGGATTTGATGTTGCTGCACCGTCAGAACCACCAATGTGGTAAGGGGCTGTAGTAACTCCACCAAAGTCTCGTGCTGTTGAAGCTAGGTCTTGGAGGATCAGTTTGTGTTCATCTCTAATGGATTCTAATCTTGCGGTTTCTCTTATTGCGTTTAAGAAACTTGCAGGATAATCCTCTAGTTCTGCTTTCTCAACTGTTTGTCTCCAACCTCTAATTGAACAGGTGACATCAATGCTTGTTAGGGTGTGGGTTGATGCTGTGATATCTGTAGTTGGGCTTTCAGTAATAGCTCCTGCATCTGGTACAGTGATTCTGTAGAATCTTGCTGTATTTTGTCCTACTGGAACAGCTTGGAATTGACCATACTGTCTAATAGGAATTGCAGTTTTTGCACCTAATTGAATTGAGATGTTGCTAGCTGATTTAACACCAGAAATAGTTCCTGATGTTGAAACGGCTTCTTGAACCTCACCATTGCCAGATTGTTTTTGGCTTGTGTGGGTTTGAATCCATCCTTCTTTCTCGAGTACCAATTTGTTATAGCCAGATTCAAAGAGTTTATCCATGAATTCTGTGGCTTGATCGTCAGTAAATGCTTCTTCTACATGACCTGCGTCAGAGGTTGATTCTGCTACTTCAGATTTTGGTTTCCATGCATTTGAAACAGTTTCAATAACTGCTTTTAGTGTATCTGCATTGGATTTCTCGATTCTTTCGGCTACTTTTTCAGAAGCGACTTCTGGGGTTGCTGTTGCTGGAGCGGGTGCTTCGACAACTGGGGCTACCTCAGTTTTTGCTTCGGCTTTACCTACTTCTACTTCGCCATCGGTTTCGATGGTTACTTTGACTTTTTCTTCAATTTTTTTAGAAATTTCGGTTGTCATATGTTGTATCTCCGTAGGAGTTTCTATATTGGAAGTATTATCTGGAACTACAGGTGGTATAATTGTCGGTGGGGCTTGTATGATTCCCATAAATGCTTTTTCTAGATTAGATAAAAGTTCTGTTGCTTTTCGAGTGTGTTCCTCAGGTGACATGTCAGGGTTCTTGATCTTCATAGTATCTGTTAGTTCTGCTAGCAATCTGCTACTGTCTAGGAATCCTCCGAAACTGTTTGGGATAGGTATTTGGTCCTCTTCATATAATACTTGGAAATGTTCTACTATTGCCAATGTTGACTCTGGTATCCCTGGTGTTTTAACTAAACTTAATTCTAGTATATCTTTTAATATTGGTGAGTTTAGACATTTCTCTCTTTGTGCATCACATAGTTCTCGTTGCTCTAACACACTTGCTCCTATTGATACCTGATATTGTTCCCTTTCTAGTTCTTCTTGCCATTCAAGATTATCAACTGTTGCTTCATATTTAACTTGAGATTTTGCCTCATCATAAGTAAATGTAACCATTCCGATGTTTGTACTTGGTCCACCATGTTCTACTCTTAGTGGTACTTGTACCCCATCGAATTTCTTTAATTCTTCTGTATCATAATATATGCCGTTTCTTGATTCTCTTGGCATTAATGCTATTCCTGCTATACGTTTAGCCATGAGTAATTTCAGTTTAAAGCGATATAGAGAAGTATTTAGAATTCCTTAAAGTATATGTGCAGATGATTGATAGTTACACCAGATCCATCCGTACATCTAAAATTAACTAAATCATCAGGAGATATTATGAATGTAACTTCATCTTTAAAATCCAATTTTTTTGAACTGGAAAAATCAGTCCATGATGAACCACTATCAAATGTGATTTGTATTGTTTTACTGGCGTTTATTCCAATATTCATTTTGACTCTTTTTGGTCTATGATATAATTTTAAATCATTTGAAAACCATTCTGCGTTCTGATCGAAACTTGTATTGTTTACTTCTGCTAAAAATTCTAAATGAGATCTGCTCATGTAAAGTTCTCACTTAATGCTTTTTCTAGTTTCCTGATAACCTTTGTGTAATCCTTTTGGCCTCTTATCTCCAAGCCTTCGGCAACGTTTAACTGTGTAGTTCCAATGGTACGGTATGGTACGGTACGCATAGGCAATATCCATGCTGCCTCGATTAGTAGTGTTGCGTCTGATGCAATGATATAATCATATTTAATTGTCTCAGATACAGTTTGTATTTGTGTTGCCAATACGTCTAAGGACTGGGATGGAATATGTATTTTAGTATTGCCTGTAATTGGTAGTGAACTTTCAAAGTGTTTTGTTTCGGCAAATGATACTATCTTCTTTCCTGTCTTACCTCTAGATAATTGTATTATAGATCCTGCTGAAGCAACAGATGTACCATTGTCAGATGTTGCGGTAACAGTGTATGTATATCCATCAAGTTCAGGTGCAATATCTTCATAAGTTAATACCAGATCATCTACAGTTGCTACAATGATTCCATTTCTATATACCTCATATGATGATAGTGTTCCAGTTCCTATATTTGATGGGCGAACCCAATTCACTGTAACAGTATATGGTACAACATCCTGATCGGCTACACTTGCTATGACAGATGTAGGTGGATCAGGTGTTAGTAAAGCGAAATCTAATGATGAAAAGTTTGTAGTGTTAAAATCTGTATCATAGATTGACATTATCCTATAAAGATATCGCCTGAAAATTTGAATTCTGCTCTAAGTGGCTGTCTGTTGTCCAGTTTTGGTGTCCAGAAAACATGGACCTCTCTTACCTCGTTTGGCTTTAACATCTCAGGTGATTCAAATCGTAATTCTGGATTAGTATTCTCAATCTTGATATTATAAATAGACCAATCTGGATCTGTGTTCTTCATGTATACTGTATATTTAGTTGATTCTCCTAATGATACTCTTCCTAGATCTAAGGACTCTATGACTCTGTCGCCTTTGACATCCAAGTATATTTTAATCATTTTTTAACTCCTTGATAAAGTCTAATATTTCTGCGGTATTCTTTCTCTTATCGGATCTGTCCAGTTCCTCTCTCATGTTTACCATATTTTTAAGATCATTCATTGCTCGTTCTATTACTGTTTCTTCTTTGTCACTATTAGAAGTATTATCTGGTTCTTGAGTTCTGTTATCTTTCATTTGGTCCGTAGGTGTAACACTTGTGATAGGTGGTTCGTCAGCCATGTCAGTCTCGTTAATGTCAACACTAGAGTTGTTTACAAACCATTGTCTTGCCTCACTACGTCTAATGATGTTATCTCTAAATGATGTTGTGACATCTGCTATGGTTGCCTCTTGTTTTTGAGGAGTTTCAAAGAATATTTGTATATCTTTGGCTTTAACATTCTTGCCTCTTGCCTTTAGATATGGCAATACCATTTTTAACTTGATTTGATTGGCTAATCGTGCCTGAATTCTCTTTACTTTTCGCGTCAATACAGAGTCAGTAGACTCACTAGATGCTCGTGCTGTAAAGCCTGCATTGAAGAATTGTAGTGGGAATTTGGAACCAGGCTCTAATAGATCCCTTTGAATGTGTTCAATGTAACCTTCGAACTTGCTGTTGCCACTTGACTCGATAACTTTGACATCAAATTCCTTATCTGTAACTATTTTGGAACCATGTTTCATCTTCTTAAGTGCATCTGCTTGGGTTTTAATGAACTGTTCACCTGCATCTGCAAAGTGGAACATTACAGTTGGATCTGCGTGGCCTTCAAAGATCTTTGGCATTGCATCTTCCATCTTTTTCATTTGAATTAGTGGAGAGTCGTATAGCTCTCC